CAACACGGAAGTGAAAGATATGACGATGCGGTGTTCCCAAGAAACTTACATTGTATTCATCACCTGTTGCTAGTGCAGGATCATGTCCTGCTTGTGGATATGCATGAATACCCTCATGCTGAAATGTAATCCATATCATTCGTTTAGCAATTGTGCTAATACGTTCTCTTTTTTCGTGTTCTGCTTGTTGTTTCTGATCCATTTTAAAAAGTCCTGTTTAGTGTTGCCCATGTGAGCCATTGATGAAATGTTTTATAAACTGACTCAGCCTCACGTTCATCTTGGGGTATCTTCACACCGCGTACATAGAAGCCGTCAGGGGCAATTTTTAACATTTCATCATTAGTGGATGCTTTGAATGTGATTGTGTCTTTCATTATCATATGAGTTATACCGTCTGATTGTTCAACTTGTTTTATCATAAACTCATCCATATTAAAACTCAAACAATTCGTTAAACTTAGTTAATGAATTAACTGTTTTCTTTCCACTCATACCTTGACTACCTGATTGCATTTGCTTCCATAGATTACTATGTGCATCAATAACATCATGGCTAGCTTGTTTAGATTTTTGTGCAAATACTTCATCAATCACTTGTTTGAATGTCGTTCCGGTCAAGTTTTGTTTAAGCATAGCAGGAGTAATACCTGTTTCATATTTACGGTTAGCCTCTTGAACCGCAAGTATATGCTGATAAACATTATGACTTTGTAACAATGTATAACTCAAAGTATCCCAACTTGTTTTAGTTTCTTTGTTATGTTGACCAATGAAGCCATGTCCTCGATAGCACAAGTCCTTCATTAGAAGTGTATCAGTTACTGGACTATCTGTAAAGACTTTATGGATACCATCAGCCAAAACTCCGTCTCTGAATTTACGATTGTCAATAGCATAGTCTTTATTCTCAGCAGTTTTCTCCATACTGTATGACCATTTCTTACCATCTTCAATATTGTTATTGAAATATGCCAAACCTTTAGCCGCAGAGAAGAATGGGCTAGCACAGTCAAACGTGATTTGTAGTTTTGGGTTGTGATTCTTACGAATAGCTTTCTGAATGTCGGTAAACAATACAGCATATTCCAGAATAGATACACCCAAACAGTGAATCAAGTCATGTTTACCTTCTTGTAACAATCCATCATGGATAATATCAACCATTCTACGTAACATCAAGTGTACATCAATTTTAGTTTGTCCACCAAATGCCCAACCATTAAAGTGATTGTCTGGGTAGACGTTTGGGTCACAGTACTTTTTCATTTCATCATACCAATCATCACTTTGTTGATGGGTACGACCTTGTAATACGTTTAGAAACTTACAACTACCACTACGATTCTTAATAAAGTATTCGTTGTTGATATGAGTAGCACTGATAGCTTCTTCAATGGTACTAATACCATGTAATGAAACACCATTCTTATCTTTCATGTCAAAGGTAGTCAATGATTGAGAAGGGATATCTAAACACATACCATAGTCCATGTATGTATCCATCCACTTCAACACTGTTTGACGTTTCTTCATTGCACGGGGACAGTTGGGGTCTTTCCAGTCTGCTGGCCATTGACCTTTAAGAATCTGAAACCCACCAGAGTCACCCAACATGAATGTACCTTGTTCACGTTCACGTATGATACTCTCAGCATGGTCATCAACTGTTGTATCTAAGTTAGCATGACCAGCAGAGTACAAGCCCCACTTGTAATAGTAAAGACCTTCTTTAGAATTTAAGAAGTTTAGTTTCTCTACATCACCATTGAAACTTGCAGGAATACGTGCTAAGTCAAAGTAAGGTTCACCCTTACGTTGCTTACCTAAGCCAGAGATATAAAAACTACTGACTGCGGGTAAGAACTGCGCCCATTCAGGACTGTGACTATTTGATAGATTAACTTGTTCCATTAAACTGTTTCTTCTTTTCTGATTAGTGTTTGAACCATTTTGATTTGATGTTTCTTCTCATCAATTTGGTTAAGTAAATCTTGTATAGCAACATTTTCTTCAGCTAATTTTTTTAGTTCTTGTTCTTCACTACGTTTTTTACGTGCCCACTGTATTACATCTAGTATGTCTTGATCCATGCTCACTGTGGCATAACTAGAAGATATCTGTTGCCAGCCACTGCCATTAAATACTTCCATCTCTGTGCCATTGATTCTCATCATACCTTGTATAGGGTTGTTATTATTAGAAGGAATATAGGGCAGGGCGGTGTTGCCAGCCGATACTGTAAGTCCACATATGCCTTGTAAACCCTTAATCATTTTGTTTGTGCAGGAATCAAATAACGATATGTAGCAAGACCGCTGTCTACTGTAATCTCTGCTACACCTTGGTCGCTGATACGCATTGTTTTGTCACCAGACAAACTTAGAATATCAATGATTTGCTTTACGGGCCATTGCAATGAGCGGCTTAGTGTACCAGTGACTTGTGGATGAAACACAAAATTACCGCTGTGTGTGCTTGGGTCACCGAAATAAATCTTAACATCACCGTTTTCAACTTTAGTGATAAAAGTATTTTCTTCACTGTTAGCACTTGCTTGTTTCTTAAGACGCATGATACCAGCAACAGTTGGGTTAAATTCAACGTTCCAAGTAGCACCTTTAAACAATACGCTCTTAACCTTTTCATTAACGATTGCTTCTAACATTAGTCGATAGTCATTAACAAAGTCACCTGCTTTTGTTTCAAAGTGAATTGCTTCTGGAGTTGAAACACCATTGCGGTCAACACGTGTAACGTTGATTTTTGCATCAGCATCATAGTCATCAAAGCCAATGATAGTTTTAAGTTTACCTAAGTTAGGCATACCGAATGTACCGATAAATTCAGCACTTGGATTCTTAAAAGAACCTTCAACGATAACAGTTTTATCTTCTGCAACTGCGGCAATCTTTGTTTCTGTATCTGTACCAGAAATCTTAATCAAATCAATTACACCCAAACCATGTGTGTGTTCAATCAAATCTTGTAAATTATCCTTCATATTATCTCCTTGTGTATGTATTTAGGAATGCTATCTGTGTATTATAGCGGAATTTATTGCGAATTGCAATAGCAATTTAACCGAATGAAAACAAATCATCAAATGTATTACTAACAATGGTACTACTACGTAAGTCCCATTCTAGTACACCTAATAAGTTATCAATCTTTTCGTCTACTAACGTCTTTTCCATTGCCTCATCATCGAAGGGCAATTCTGTGAACCATTTAGGTAGTCGTAGTTCATCTGTTGGGTAAGCAATTGAAGTAAAGTTCAATGGATTGGGTTTTAGTTTGCAAACTACTACCTTCATACCATCAACAATCTTCTGGCTATAGTTGTCACCATGCACTTTGCGTAGATAATTATAATTCAATGCACCACGCACGTGACCGGGCATGTTCTCTCTACCCTTTTTGCTGTTTGCTTCTTTGTCACCATACATTGTTAGTTTGTTAACTGACTTAGGTGAACCTTTTGTCCAACTATCTTGCTTACTCAATTCACGTTTGAATGTTTTGATAGAGTCAATAACTTCATCACGACCTTTACCCTCTTGAATAACCATTTTCAATACGTTCATTAAAAACTCTTGTACGTATTTGGGAGTGTCAGCACGTTTCAAGTCAAGACCCATAGCTTTTACATCACCTAGATTACCGTCTTTATCTTTGCGCTTGCCCTCTTTATCAAAGATATTGATAGCATAGCGTTTCTTTGTAATAAAAATAGCACGATCACCGATCAGTTCACGACCAGCTTTAATGATTTCACCATTTTTGCGTGGTGAGTGGAATGCTTTTTCCATAAAGCTAGGGAAGCTTGCGTTTGCTTCGTCTGCAATTGAATCATATAGACCAATACACATGTCTTTGTCCCAAGACAATTCACCTGCATCAATCTGAGGCTTCAATACACTGTATGCGCTGAAATAACAACTATCAGTATCACCATAAACAATTGCATCTCCTTCGTGACTGTACTCACCGGCAACACATTCATTGATTTGGCTCATCATGTGACGAACAATTTGACGACCGCATAGAGTAACTGATTGCCCGATACGCTTGTCATAGAAACGACAATGTTCATTCAATAGTGCGCCATATGCAGAGTTCAATAAAATCTTACGCACTAACTGACGCTTATCCCAATAATCACGGTCTTCATCAGTAGTTGATTCACGTAGTTTCTTCTGCATTGCTTTACGATCCGAGTACCAACGAGACAATAGTCCAGGTACTACACCCTCTTTCTCGTATGTAAAGATTGTACCATTCGCACTAAGCATCCAGGGCTTGTGACTGTCGAACACCAATTTCCATATCTCAGCCGCAGACATTTCTTCACTACGACCATCTTCGTAATCAACAATAAGCATTGTACCACGCTCTTGGTTCATAATCGCAGTATACTCTAACGCACCAAACAAACCTTCCCATAGAATAGCACCACCTACATCATCGTCACCTTCTTTGTAACGTTTCTTTTCTTGTGCTAATCTAAGACCCTTGTCTTTCATGTATTGGTCAGTTACTGTTTGTCTGACTTGGGCAACAATAGTCTCGCCCGCCATGTTGAGTGCCCTGATAACCGAGGGGTATAGTGAGTTAATGTCAACTGCTCCGACGTATTCGTGCATGCCTCTTTTCGGCGTAGCAACATAGGCACCTGCTGCCTGTTGTGGTTCATCTGCATTTTCTGTTCTCCGTTTTTTATCTGGTACAACTAATCCACGCTCATGCGCCTCATTATAGATAGCCATTTCAATCATTGCAACTGAACCCATAACTGTTGGTAACAGTACAGTGTTTTCATGTGCCAATGCGTTAGCCAAATCTAAGAATTTAAGTTTGTTGTGAATCTTAACTAACAACATGGTATCTTGTCTGTTGTATTCTAAGAACTTTTCCCAGTCCTTGTTATACAATTGGTCAAGAGTACCTTCATATTGTGTTTTGTTTTCACCAACTTCCATTTCACCAATAGCATCTAATTTATAGCTATGGCGACTTTCGTAATTGTACTTCTTATAAAGTTGAAGATAATCCATGTGAATACGACCCACTAAATCATAAGTCTGTTCTGACTTACCAAATCGTTCATATTCTCTTGGCTTGGGTAGTTGACCCATTAAACAGAATTTGCGTGTATCGTCTTTACTCATCACACGTGTGACACGATTAACCATGTAGGGTATGTCATATCCTTCTGAGTTCCAACCAGTTAACACATCCGCATCTTCAATCAATTCAAAAAATGTATCAAACATTTCCTTTTCACTTTTGAAAAGTAATGTATTCTCAAACTTACGTGTGATTTCCCATGCTGTTTCTTCACTCATATGCTTGGGCGCAATGCATAATGTAATACATTGGTCAAGCCAATCTAAGTAACAAGTAATTGCAGTTACTGGATTGAATGGGTCACTAGTTGGACTAAAGCCCTTCTCTGGGTCAAAGTCTACTTCAATGTCAAAAAAACAAGTATGTAGTTTAGGTGCGTCAACACCCAAGTAGTTTTCACTGAGACAGCGGAATACTACGTTAACGTCACTCTCAAAGAGTTCCTTACCACCGTGTATTCTACGTTCTTTTTCAAACTCTGCACGTTTGCGTGTGCTGAATCTGCTTACTGGGTTGCCATATATACTACGATGCTTACCCTTGTTATCTGGGTAATAGAAAACGTAGTTGGCGGGGAACTCATTGTAGTGACGCTTACCATTCTTATCACGCTCTACGACAAATATTTTATCATCGTCCCTCGAATGTATTGCATCCACATAACTCAAAGTGTTTTACCTGCCGCAGTCAAAATTGTTTCAAGTAATTCTTGCTCTTGTTGTGATTTACCGAATTCTGCTTTGTGTGCAATACGAATAGCTTTCTTAAGTACACTGGGTTTTACTTCTAGTTCTTCTGCTACTGCTTTGATGGTGTCTGAAAGTCCACCGTTTAGTGTCTCAACTTCGTGCATGACTTGCATGCCTTCGTTGATAATTTGTGTTAATTTGATTTTTTGATCGCCGCTGAAAAGTTTAGGTTCCATTTGATTTCCTTAGTAAAGTAGTTATTATACACTACTCAGTAAAGAAGTCAATGACTTTGCGTGATTAAGGTTAAATTACCCTTATTGAAAGATTTCTGGGTGCTTCTTGCCCCAGACTTTGATGTATTTTCCTGCTACCATATCAGCAAGCATTTCTATTGGGCTACCTGGATAGCTATCTTCTGGTTTAATCATACCAAGTTCGGTTTGACGTTGATGTGTAAGTTCATGTATGACCGTTCTTAATATATCAACCAAATTACGATTCTTTACGTACACCCAAATGCTGTTACCAGCATGTGCGCCTGTATGGTGATTACCTTGTGCTTCTTCCGTATCATAGCTTAATTCAAACCGGGGTGGGTTTTTGATGTTTAATAGTTTATAACACCATTCAATGAATTCATAGATATGTGCGTCACGTTCTTCGTCATTCATTTCTACTGACTCACGCATTTGCATTGGCCAGGGTTTGGATGATATGCGATGACGCTTTTCTGATGCACGTTCTTTGTCAAGTTTTTCTTGTTTTTTCTTTTCTAGTTCATATTCACCAAAACCACGATAAACTTTTTGGTTAACAGTGTCAGTTTTGTCCATTTGCGCTAGTGCTCTACGCATGTCTGCTAATGACGCTTCATCTAATTTTTTAACCCAAGTATCAGGAGTATTTCCATACTTCTTAACAAACAAGTCATGTAGTTTTTTACCAGTGATTCCGTGCTTTTCTGAAATCTTAGTCATTAATCTGTCTATGGTATCGTAGTCGAATTTTTTCAACGAAGGTAGCTTTTTAGCTAATTCGCTTTCAGGACTCTCAAGTAGGAATTCATTTGCTCTCATAAGTAAGTATTTATCTGAAAAAGCTCACTTTAGAATTTCACCATAGCGAGTAGTTACTATTCAGCCCAGCAGCCGGGCCACACGGTCCTAAGGTAGGTGTGTTCTTAGACGGGACTATATGGATTACGGGGTCTATCCGTTCCATCGTCCTCGGGGTATACGGGGTAATCGTTTGGGTTCATATTACAATTTCCGGGGTCTCACTGTCATATGTTCTATTTAAAAATGCAGTTTTTAATTGAAATTCAATAGTCCTATCATTGTTTCTTCTAAGACCAATACTAAGACCAGAATCTGAATCTTTAACCCAAACTTTTGATGCTGCCGTCATTTGTAAAAGTTGGTCTTGTATTTTTGGTAGTTTCTTTAATAAAGAATCTACTAGATTAGGATTAATTTTTCTTAGGTATACTTGTTCTATTGCATGGCTATCTATTGTAATTTTTATATCACCTATATACAAATTGCCTATAGCAGATTCCAATAAAAATTCAATTTCGTCTATATTTATTTTTGATTCAGAGGTGATTGACTGAACATTATCTTTGCCAAACATTTTACCCAATAACATTCTTGCGTGACTTTGCGACTCAGCATGAATTATCGTCCTAACTGAGTTACCCTCAACCTTTACAGTTGCTTTGTACTTGTTTAGTGAAGATGAAAATTCATTGAGTCGCATGTAGTATTTACTCTCGTTCTTTTTTAAGTATGCTACGAATCATCCAAGCTCTTTTAGCATATAAGTCTTGTAATTCAGCCATGTAATTAGCAATACCTTGTTGACGTTCTGCTGTAGCAACATCAAACATTCCAACTACTAATGCAATCATTTTCATGCAATCTTGCAACGATTCAACAAACATTAATTCAGCACGGGGAATCTTTGTTTGGTCTTCAATGATTGTTAACTCATTATAACGAGTTAAACTACCTGGTGCATAGCTATCTAATACTCTGATATACTCTGCAATTCTATCTACTGTGCCGTATGTCTCACTGTATAAGTCTCCGAAGAAACTGTGATATTGTGGGAAATCGCTACCTTCAATGTTCCAATGAAAATTGCGTGACTTCAATGAAAATGTTTCTGTTGAAGCTAATAATACTTTTAAATTGTCTGCTAACATGTTAATCCTTTTTTTATTTAGTTGGTGGGTTGCCTTTGAATCTATTATAGAAGTCAAATACAGTCCTATCCATTTATATTTAAATCCCTAAATAAAATAATGTGTAGTTCTTTAGTGTCTCAGTAATAAAGTACTAAGTACGCCCGGATCGTTTGCGCTTACGTCACCCTCGCCAGGTGCAACAATAACGTTGTACTGTAATCCTGTAGTTTTGCCTTTAGCCATGTATTCATCATATGATAATATGCTACTTATACTGATTCCATATGCTGTTGCTAAACGTTGTTTCAATTCACGTAATGCTTCTGGGCTAGCAACTTGCCATTGACCGGCAGCACCTTTTGCTAGATTGCCCTTAGCATCTTTTGCTAACAAGTCATAGAATAGATTTTCTGGAACAATACGACTGTTCTTAGTAGACGCTAATGTAGGATCCTGTGCTTTAACTTGTTTCTCTTGCGTAGTATTAGCACCTTCACTCCAGTTGATAATGAAGTTAGGTGGTTTTTGACCTAGTGCGGCTCCAGCCATTTTAGTGTAAGCATAGAACTTAACATCAGGATGTTGTGCAGCCATATTTAATGCTAAGTCTAAGTATTCTGGGCTAAAGAAGTCACCAGCATCATGCCAACGAATAGTAACTGCATAGCCACCCTTCTTACCCAATTGTTCTTCTTTAGAAATTTCTGAACTTAGTGTTTGAAAGAAACCACTTGGATCATTCAACAAGAATGTTAATATTCTGCCATCACTTAACCAAGCAGCCTTGAACTGTACTTTACCGCCCTTCATTGCAAAGCAATCTACTTTACAACTACCAGCGCCTGGACATGTATTAACAATGATTAGTTTGTTTGTAGCTTCATCTACTGCAACACCAGTCAATGCGGCAAAGCCAACGTTAAAGAATTGTTCTAAGTCACCGTTACTATGCTTCATCTTTTCGTTTTGCTTTAGTAACTTCTTTGGACGAGTTTTTAATGCTTCAATAACTGCTTCTTCTTTGAATCTTTTACCAGCTTCATCATAGTATTCGATAACACTACTACGATGCATATAAGGCATCTTGTACTTGTCAGTTTTAGTTTTGCCCGTTGTATATTTTGCAATACCTTTTTTGTCTACTTTAACTTGACCAGTCTTCTTGTCAATATCATCAGTACCCTTGATACGTGTCATGTAGTCTTGAAACTCTTGTCCACCTAACTCACGCTGTTGTGCTGGTAGTGCAGTTGCCTCATCAACTTCTTGTTCATCTTCAACACCTGTAAATTGTTGTGGTGTCATTATACTAATGCCTGACACTGCTCCGGGTAGTCTTGGCTCTGCGCCTTCATATAGTTCTGTTATTTTCATTTTGCTGACTTTCTTAATGCATCTGCTGTTGGTGCGCCTTTGCTACCTGGTGTACGCATCTTTTCACCACTACCTTGTTTAATACGTTCACGTTTAGCATGTATGTTAGCCCATAGACCTTTGCTTTCTTCGTCTACACTTTTCTTTAATCCTGATACTTCATTCTTAAGAACGCTCATTGCTCTTTGTAGACTTGGGTAAGTATCAATGTGTTTGTCGTTAGCGTGAATCATGTAGTCATCTGGTCCAGATTGGATGACTTCGTATTTGCCGCCATCATCACCTGTACCACTGAACACAACTTTTTTGACAGCAGGATTTCTAAATGCGCCTGTTGGGGCTCTTGTTCCACCTTTTTCCCAACTCACTTCTTCATCCCCATACATGCTGCCTTCCGCCACACCTTGATTAGAACTAAGAAAATCTCCTAATTCTTCTGCACCACGACCCCGTTTACCACTTTGATGTTTCCATTCAGAACCAACACGAACAATTTTATCACCGTCGTCATTTACATAAACACGACTGTCGTCCGTGTAGTACCCAAAAGAATTTAGGGTCGATATCAGAGTATCTTTTGACTCAGAGCCTTCCGCCACACCTTGTTCTTCAACTTTACCTTTGTTGTGTGCTTTCCATGCAGTAGCATAAGCAATACTTTTCTCTTTAGGTGTTATCTTACCATCTTTATTATAACTCTTTTTGATATGCTTTACCATGCGTTCTGCTTTAGCTCCCGGAGGTGCAACTTCTGTAACGCCTTTTTGTTTATCCCACTCTTTGTCAGTTTTG